GTAGACGATGCTAAAGAAGAAGAGCGTCTGTAATGGGAATGTAAAAGCATTTCCCATACTAGACACCATATGTAACTCCAAACGGGAACCATCTGGAAGGATAGTCTCCTTGCAGCGAGTCAACTCAAGCCAATAAAGAACTTGGCGAGGGAAGAACATCGAAACAAGCCCGTTGGACATCGAGTCAGATGCGCTAGAAAGATCAATAGTACCGAACTTTCCAGTCTCAGACCCGAGCCGAGCAAGAACACGATTCTTCTTTTGCTGCTTTGAAAGGTCGATTCCTGTGACCTTCTTAAGCTGCTTAAGTAGAACCGATTCTATCCCCTTCTGAAAAATCATATTTAGAAGAGGCTCGGTACATATGGTTCTGCAAATCTCCGCAGTCTTCGGAACAAAACTTAAGCGACTACCTGGAACAATAGACACTCCTCGACGCTCAAGTCGGATAGATTCAACATCCGACCAGATAGAGTCGTGACCTATTGCCTGTACGAAATAGCTGTACAGTGCCCGATCTGTAGCTGCCATAGTACTCGTACCCATTTTAGAAACAAAATCGGTAGAGTAGCTTCCTATGTTAGCACCTGAACCAACGCCAAAACCGTCTGCAATACTTCCTGCGCTAAGGATTGAAAACCCTTCGCTTACGAAGAATTGCGCAATGAAATGCTTCATCTCATTGACGGCGATGTCGTCAAACAGGTCCATACTGGATGTGTTCAGAGACCACGTTTTACAAGCCGCATTTACCTTACAAAATAAGGTTAACGCATTCTCCTCGGCCGAATCAGAAATGTTATCCTGAAATTTCTTCAGAAGGCTTTTCCTGATCGACTGACAAAGAACTTGCTTGAGTGGGATCCCAGGATAGGAATTAATCGTTCCATTCCATCCAGCACGGTAAAGATCAGCATCAAGGCTAACAGGTAAAGTACTAGCGTAATCACGCATAGCATCTCCGGTGTACCACGTAAAACGGGTAATGCGTCAAATCCGATACGTCAAAACGTACCAGAGTCGATGCATTATCTCACTCAGCCTACTAGGGAAATAAGGATCAACTGGCGCATCTGCTTCCTCAGAGCCGACAGAGTCGGCCGAAGAGAAAAGAGGTAGCGTTCGATAATCCACCGTCTCGCGACGGTCCTTAGGTTTAACCGAGACTTTAGCCATGGTCTAGCCAAGGATTCCGGACACAGCTGTGTCACCGAACCCTGAAGCGACCTGACTAAGAGCCCCGATAGCGGCAGAGAAAGCAGCCCGCACGTTCGGCGCGTCAGCAGTATCAGCACCAGCAGGCACGTCAACAGTGACGGTGATCTGCATGGTTTGATAAGGCTGGCCCGCCAAAGGAAGAACGCCCTTTCGGGTGATCTGCTTGAACGTGTTACGTGGAACGTCCTTTACGAGACCTGTAGTAGGATTCGGTTTTCCAAGACTGCGGAAAACTTTAGGCCTAAAATAGGAAACAGTAAAGGGACTTGCGACGGAGTGGGAGGTTACCCCCGCCTGCGTGCCACCCAACGCTGTAATCGCGTACTGCTTGCCGTTCCAATCTGGCGGGCTGTCCGTGGTCAGCGTATAGGTGGGGCTAGTAAAGCCTGTCTGCGCAGCACCCGTTACGGGTGACGTTAGAGCGATAGTCATGCAAACTCCTATGATCTTCGACGTAGGTTACTGGCTACATGCCAGGCAACCTATGAAGAGGACGTGGGTTTTGAGGATGAAGAGCTCTCGACGAGGCAAGAAGGGCGGCTATATTTGCTAGTTGGCCGTCATTCAAACCAACGTTGAACTGTAACGTAGGATAAGAAATCCCAGTGTTAGCAGTTCGGACGACAGTCCTTCTGGTTAAGTTAAAGCCACCTGGACTTCCAGTCAAACTAGTAAAAGTGAAATTACCACCCCAGTCCATATTGTTCGCCGATGTACCGTCACACGACAGCTTACCTGAATAGTAAGTTGTCTTGATTTCGGTACGATTGACGTACTTTAGGCCTTGAGTGTTAACACATATACTAGAAAGACAATCTCCAATATTGGAGAAATAGTCCGCGAGGAACGACCATGGGAGTAATTCCCATGCGGCTGGTATGAAATCTTCTGTGCGAAAGCCAAAGAGATCCCAATTATCCCAGCCTTGCGTTCGAACTTGAGCATCGAGTCGACCTTTGTAACGAACAATACAACGTTCGTAACAATTAGCGTTACATCGGAGCCACAGACCTTTTCCTCCAGAAGTACCGGAGAAATATTCTATGGAACCTTTGTCACGCGTAGGCAAACTTGAAGTCGAGTCTTTCATGTCAAACCCGCCAGCAGATATTATCTTGCTTTCGCGTTTTTCATTAAGTCTCGAAATTGCCTTGGCGGCATCCTTAATATCATTAATAAGAGGATTCCAACCAAAAGCATTCTCAAGCCAGAGGTCGCCGATAGCTTTCGTCCACATCTTAGGTTG